TGACAATACGTTTATACATATTTGCAATACGGTTGATGTCGAGCAACTTATTCAATGTAGTAATCTTTCCATTATCTAGAAAGACAGATTCAATATTATAAGGCATATAGGAACCAAGCATAGAAAAATCTGTAAGATTAGCAAGCTCGTATTCCTCTTGTCCTATATACTTAGATAAATAAGACAGAATAAATTCTGTCAAATATTTCTGACAATCATTTAATGTATCATCATAACGTAAAGTATATGACAACATAGCCATAGAATATAATCGCACCAATTTAACCTTAGTATCCAAAGAAGAATACTTAACAGATTGGATACAATGTGCAATAATTTTATTAGGATCAGGAACAGGTTGTCTTAGACCAGTTTCATCACGACATGTTTTCTGACTACAAAATTCAACAGGATCAACTTTATACCTAAGACAAGCAAACTTGTCATCAGTAAATGTATAACCACTAAAACCAAACATACACCTACGGAAAAACCGTTTGTCATATGTTCTATCACGATTTCTAGCTTCAACACCATCATCAGACAACGCACCCAAATGTGCACAATGTTTGATTTTAATGTCATGCAAAACATCCAATGTAGAAATAAGAGAACTCAAATCAAGATTTGCAAAAGCTCTAAATCTCATAGTTGTAATTATATTACGCCAAGTATACAAGAATTGTTCGTAGCCATCATAAGTTGACAACCAATCGACCCAAGCTTGATTAACAAGATGTATATGAAAGAAAGTATTAAAATCCACAGTGTTGGCTTTACCAGAAGTAATACCAGAACACTTAATGAAATAATAACCCAAAACAGACATGCGATTGTAAACATTGTTCATACTTTCGGATAAACCAATGTTACACATAGCATTTCGTAATTTTCTACCTTTCTCACTATATTCAGAAGAAAACTGAAAATCATCATCAGGTAGAACAGAACTAGAAAGCGGGTTAGAATCATGGTAATATGTAGCACGAGCACAAAAATTATCATAATTTTCCTCAGTTCCTTTAGATCTATCATAAGCATGTTCAAAGTTACCAGGTTTAATAACACAGGAAACCAAAAGAACATATAAAAATTGAATAGCATCATTAGCATTACGATCATAACTTTTAAAGTCATGAGACCAAATACTAGTTTTAAAATAACTTGGATCCATGCGAAGAATATCAGCGCGTGTATCAGAAGCAGGTTTATTATCAATTTCAGGTGTTGCAGTATCTTTAAAATTCGGATTATCGAATTTATCAATAAAAAGCAAATTATCATGCCAGCCACCATTAAAAGGAGATTTACCGACAAGATATAAACCTGATCGATCTTTCATTAGATGAAGACGCAAAGATTGAGATGAAGCTCTACCCTTGTCAACATCTGGAGGTGAAACACCACCAATAGTACGGTTTTTAGCTTTTCCAGTCATCTGTACTTTGCTATTAACCTGTGTTATATGAAATAAATGATAATCAGCAGCATGTAACATATAAGATTCACGCCCTTGAGAACCAAGTAATAATCTAACCTCATCAACATTGCCAAACGTCTTCATAAATCCAGCAGATTTATGAGGACATGCAACAATTTGTTCAATGGGTAATTTAAATTCAGGATATGTACCTGTTGTTTCTTGAACCCTTTCAAGTGACTTTATAATATGCAAATACTGCATAACAAAAGCAGAAACAAAAAGGAAATCACAAACACTACCACCAGGTGCAACACCAAATAGTGATAAGTCTTCATATATACCTTGTTCAGTAGTCTTAAAGAAATGTTGTTTAGACGTATCCCAGACATGTTTAACATTACCACACTGTTTACCAGAATTATAATTTGTAAGTTGACCCTTATCAAAAAGGAAATCCAACAAATCATAATCTGTATAAACACTACATTGTCTTATATTAGTAAGTGAACCATACGTACTAGGTATAACACCATAAAATTTTAGGTTGTTATAATCATCATAACGTTGGTAAGTAAATTGAGTCATTACATTAAGTATAAATACTTCAGTGTTATAACACCACATAAGTTTTTGAGATTTAGTCATCTGTTTACAACCAGGATGGTCACAAGTAAGAACACTCTTAATAGGAACATCACCGACAACAGGTACATGACATGAAGTTGGTATAGTGACAGGAGAACCTTCAATATCAATCAATTCAGGATTTTTCCAATCATAGGTAAAATAGGTTGATGGCACATTGACATCAAATCTATATTTCCAAATGACATTTAAACCCATTGAAATAATGGTTTTAAGAATATCCTCATGAACATAACACTTATCGTATATATTCCAAAGGTTATCATTAAGCTTAATACCAGTAATATCGTTTGCATTAAACAATTCGAGAAATTTGGTATAAGTAATTCGATGTTTGGGTTTATAATTTGACATAATACAATGTACTGTATTAACAACCCGAGCAACATAAATACCATATTCACCAACACCAGTATAATGTTGATAATAATTTGCTAATTCAATTCTTTTAGATAATGACAGAGGTGTTAATATCAACTCATACATATCTTTAAGATTCAATTCAGAATTGCAGTAATATGCATCACCAAGAACATTCTTTAAACGTTCATAGTAAAAACCACCAGCAAATTCAGATAAAACA